ATGTCCGCTGTTCTGTCAGTCCCGCTTCTCTCTCCGCACGTTTCGCAGCAATTCTTTCTGCCTCCTGGCATCTGCGTTCCTCTGCTTCTTTAGCTCTGGCTTCTGCTTCGGCCCTCCGTCGCTCCTCTTCCTCAGCTTTTCTCTTACGGTCTGCCTCCATCTGCTCTTCAAACTTAATCAGGCGGGCATTCTCAGCCATAGCCTGGGACATATCAAGCGTTCTCACATATACGTCCTTCGCATTCAGCTTGTACTTGCTATCCAGTGCATCAATAACCGCCAGATCACTCTTTACTCTCTGAATCTTTTCCTGGATTTCGGTTGCTGCCTTACTTTCCTTGAAGCTCATGTTCAGATACTGTGCTTCAAACACTCGTTCAAAAGGAAGTACCTCTGCCAGTTCTCCGATTGCCTCAGTATATACATCCTGTAATCTGGCTTTCTTCTCCTCTTTTACGCTGTTCTCGCATTCCTTTACATACCCGTCAATGACACTGATCTGTTCCTTGATGAGTACCGTTACATCCTCCAAGTCGCTATTGAATGCCTCATACGGTTCCATACACTTTTTCTTAACAAGCTTTCTTCTGTCCTCGATCTCATTGAGCAGTTTTCTAAGGGCGGCTCTGTCATTCTTCGCATCTGATATCGTATCTTCCGTATACGCCAATCCCTGGTATGCTGCCACGATGCTTCTGACATTCGCCTCCAGCTCTGCTTTGTTCCAATCAATCCTCTGCAAGAATCCGTCTTCCGTTGGATTTACGAGTCTTATTCCCATTTTTTCATCCACTGTGATTTTCTCCTATCCTTCCTTCGACAAATTTATAATCGTCACTTCTACTCTCGGATTCTCTGAGTAGAACTTCCGGCACTGACAGTCAACAATCTGCGTATCATCGTAATATGCCAGGTTGTTGAGGCTGTCAGCGATAATCTTTACTACGTTATCCATATCCGGTTTTTTAGTCGGGCGTATCTCTCCGGCCAGCATCGCAGCTCTTTTTTTCTTCGATGCCGACTTAGGAATCCGGTAGCACGCCTTAATCCGCATATCCAGCATCGCCTCTTTCGGGAAACTCTCTGTCCCGTAAGCTGTCTGCCATTCCAGCTTTACCAGATTTTCATAGGACACCGTATCTTTCGGGGTTATGGCATGTCCGGTCTTCGTATTGAATCTCGGTCTGCCCTTCCCTTTCGGCTCCCCGTATACCGTAAACTTTGCTTTTTCCATATCTGCCTCCTACTGACTTCCCAGGTTGCTTTCTTCAAGCATTGCCTGGATGCAGTACCAGCTACTCTTCTTTCCTTCTCTCGCAACCTTGATATGTCGGGTTGTGTAACCGTTCATTACCAAGATTCCTGCAACAGTCCGTCTGTCCTCCGCACTGAAAATTCTCAGTGTGGCGTCCGGCTTAAACTGTTCATCCGCCGTCTGCATGCCGAACAGCTTCGCTGGGTGGACTTCCAGGATCTCTGCAATCTTGATAAGGGAGGATACCGGAATGTCTACTCTGCCTTTTTCATAATCCGCTACCACCGACTGGCTCTTACCGATTGCCTTTCCCAGTTTCTCTATCGTCATGCTCTTTTCTGTTCTGCAACTACGGATATTCGCTCCGATTTCTGCCATATCCATGTGTCACTTCACCTCCATGTCACATCTTCCCCTGCAAGTTCCACATGGCCTGTTGGAACTTCGCCCTCGTTTTCTCAGACATTCCAGGTTCTGGATCTGTATTTTCTTTCTCCTGCTTCTTAACTTCGAGCGCAGGCTGCTCTTTCTTTTCCAACACCAACGCATTGTCTCTCATGCTGGCAACCAACAACCTGATAGATTCCGGCAGCTTTTTCTCCTCGCTGATTCTCTGCATTGTTGTCCTGTAATTTCGGATAAAATGAGACTGTTCTACCGTTTCGACCCTTTCAGAATCCATCAACGCCCACTCTTTCAGATTTGCAGCACTTCCTACGGCTCTCTGGCAAGCCTCCGGCAGTTTCTCAAATTCTTCCGCTGAATTATATCCAGAATTTCTGACCGCCTTTCTTACCAAAGACCATGCCTCCAACTCACTCATGCTGCCATCCGCGCTCTCCACAATCTGCGCTGCTTTTTCTCTGATGTCCGCTATCGTTGGCGGAAACTTCTCTGTCAGCATATACTTCTGGATTGCCACGTTGGCTTGCTGATACGGAATATCTTTCAGCAACTCAAACCATACATTGAAAGCATCCTGGTCTGGGATGAATGTCGGTTGTGCATATACGGCTTTCATTCCCTTAACAAGCGTTTTGAACTCCTCTCTTGTCATTACCAGTTATCTACCTCACTCACTCTGTTCTGAATCCGGTCCCCGGCTGATCTCTGCAGGATCTGCGTCATTTTATCCCAGATAATGCCTTTCCAGTTATTTGACATACATTCCTCAATCAAATCACACACCCGGCCTTCTCCAAATTCTGCTACTTTCTTTTCTACCTGCCGGAGCAGAGATTTCATACCCTGCTCTTTGTAACCTTCCTTGCGTTCAATCTTGTATGTACACCATTCGCGCATCTTTTCTCTAACTTCGCCGTCAAGTGCATAATCTGAAACCAGACGCTCATAGAGCTGCATCGTGTCCTCCTTCTTTACGGTTGCCCTTTTCTGCTTCGGTGGCTTTTCTGCTGGTGGTTTCTCCTGCTCCGGTTCCTGTGTCTCCGGAATCAATACCTCCGGCACCCGGGAACCGCTCAGTTCCCTCTCATCCTGTATGCGACGATAATACTTTCTCTGCCGGTCCGCCTCTGTAGAACTCTGCCCGATGAAATTCTGAATATCCATCATGTAAATTGCACCGTTATCCAGTACCTCTACCAACTTCAACTGCTCAAAAATTTTCATTGCGCGTTCTACCGTCCCTACCTGGTGTCTTGTAATAGTCGAGATCATCTCCAGGCTGTACGGGATATAGTCCTTATACATCAACCGTCCTTCGTTTTTCAGGCTCCGTAGGTACATCTTCATCAGTATGTCGCTGTACAAATACCCGTCTTTCATGCCCTGGAGAAGCAGCATTTCATCAGAATCGAAGAAATCCTCCTTCAATTTCAAGTAGTAGTATTTTTTGTTATCTGCCATCTGCTCACCGCCTAAATTCCGGCTACCAGGTTTGTGATTGATATCGGTCTCTTCAAAACCTTTGTATGCCTGCAGCAATCGCACATCTCGCATCTGTCCGGTTCAACCTCTCCGTTCTTCACTCTGAGGATTCTCGGCATATTCATTTCTACCATGTGTTTCGCCTCATCGAGATAATTCTGCGTTACATGAATCACTTCGATGTTTGGCTCCTCTTCCTTTGTTCCTGCTGCAATGTAAAACGGTGGTCTCTCTCCAGTAATCTGGTACACGATTTCCTGATAAATTGCGCCCTGAATGTCATATCCCCAGTACCGAACAAAATCCAGATATCCGATATCCCGCACCCACTCCAGCTTCGTGATCGATTCCATAACCTTAAGGTCCGTAATCGCAATTCCTCTCACGAAGCTGTCAATTTTGATTTTCCATTCTGCCCCGAACAGTTCTCCGGTCATAATGACCTGCTTTTCTCCGCTCATATACTGCATGAACAGCGGATCCCTCTCCATTCTGGCGATGATTTTCTCTGCCTGCTTATAAGCTGCTTTCAGCTGGCCTTTCTGAGTGAAAATTTCCGGATTCTTTTTCTTAAACTCTTCGAGCGTTCCTTCAAAGTAGGAATCCACATACGAACCCACCAGAAGTGGCGTGGTCTTTTTCTGTGCCCACCGTTCTTCCAGCTTCTCAACCGCCGAAAATTCGCACGCCATCTTTCCGTATGTTCCTGCGAAATCCTTATACTGGGACACACTCATATACTCTTTGTTCGCTTCTCTGCTATAATAATTCTCTGCCGTCAAAACCATATGCCACTGCCTCCTACGCCTCTTCCAAAATCATTCCGTCAATAACCGGTTCTGCCTGCTTCTGGGCTTTCATTGCCGCAAATGCGTCTACCGGCTTATCGTTCTCTGGCAACAATACCTGACCCGTTGTTGCTCCCGGAAGGGTCTGCTGATTGAATACCACATCTCCGCCGTCTTCGTAAGCTTTCTGCTGCTCTATATTGTCAAAGTCCAAATCAATCAGCTTGCACAATCTTCTCAGTACCGTTTTCTTGTACATCTCACCAGTGCTGCTTTTCCATGCCTGGCTGTCTTTTGCTTTAGAGTACGTGTTTCTGACATTTTCGATTTCCTCTGAACTCATCGTGTCATACATCATCGAGCCATCTTCAAAAACCACAATAGCGAATGCTCCAATCATCGGTTCATTGGAAAACGGCTTCGGTCTGTACTGCACATTCTGTTTGCCTCCATCTACCTCTTCCATGAAGAAATCGCCCTGCCGTACCACTTTCGCAAAAATGTCTTTAATCTTATTTTTGCTGTACCGCTTGCACAACTTGATCTCGCCTTTGTAATCAGTTCGGAAACAGAGGTTGCCGCCATACGGGATGGCGTAACATTCGCCGTTGAAAAAGTCCAGCCCCAGGTATGCCGCTTCTGCTAGGCAAACCGGGATAGTTTCCGGGTTGATCTTCTCCAACTGCGCTTTCTTCTTATCGTCCTTCATCATATCCTGAATTACCGTAATGCAATTCAAAATGAATCTCTGCTGATTAAAACCAGCCGGTAACGCTTCTTTGTTTTCGGTCAGCTTCTTCGTCAGTCCGGTTTTTATCGTTCCGTACCACTGTTCTACGGTCATCTGCCCCATATCCTACCTCCTATGCTTCTTCCAAGCTCTCGCCCAGTAGTTCAAATATTTCATCAATCGTCATGCCTTTTAAGCACTCCTCGCATACATAACTTCCGCAACTCTCATAGAATCTGTCACCCGGATAAATTCCGTTCAGGCACTCCGAACAGATGTGAACCTCTTTCGGTTCCGGAGCATTCGGGCATCTCGGATGGCAAGGATTCTGTCCGCATATCTCACACATTATCCTCTTCCTCATCCGGCATCTCAAGAACACCAGTCACGCTCTGTATCATTTCCGGGATCCACAGTCTTGCAAGTATCGCCGCCGGAAGAATCAAGTACTCTCCTCCAAAGTCTACCCTACCTCTCTGCTCACAGGCCGTCGTAATACAGAAGCACTGGAAAATTCCCATTATGCTTATGTATGCTATCCAGCCCAGGACTTTTGCCGTATCCACTGCGTAGATTCTACTCAGCTTCTTCCACAGAGCCCTGTGTATCCTACGTCTCATAACTCCGCTTCTCATGCTGTCTGCCTCCGTTCAGTGAAAATTCCGATGTTGATTCCTTTACTGGACTCAAATCTTTCTATCAGTTCCTCTTTGCTTTCGATTCCGTAATCTCTTTTCAGAATTTCAAGCATTTTCTGTACGTCCATACTCACACCTTCTTTAAAAACTTTTCGCCTACGATCTTCAGTTCGCTGATGGACTCCGCAACTTCATCTAAAAAAGCCAGGATCTTTTTCAGCTCCGGCTTCTCCGTTTCGTCGATGATTCCATCTTCCATAATGTCTACTAGTTCTTTTTTGATGCGGTTCAGCTCATCACAATCCAGTCTCTTCATCAGCCGAAGGGTTATCCCTTCCAGGCCTTTCGCCTCTGTTGCAACCGGAAGATAGCTGCATATCGGGCATTCATACTTGCAATACCCAGTTTTCAGCTCCGGTGCATTATAGAGGTCCGCCATGAGAACTACCTTGTCCACCGGAACTACTTTTGTATTTCCGAGCTCATAGTCTGCGAGTGTCGAAACAGATATGCCAAGCAGCTCCGCCGCGCCTTCTCTGGAGTATAGCCTTTCGTTGTACATTGCCGCCTTTTTTCTGGCGACAAAATATACATTTTCATTGCTTTTCGTAGGACCTCTTCCCATTTCTTCACACCATCTTTCCTGTTACAATTAAACTGTCCTTAGAGGAATCCTGTTTCCCTTGATATTCCTGGATTCCGAGTGCACCGCTTATCACTTTCATAACCGGTGGCGAATAGCATCTGCCACAGATAATTGCATTCAGATATTGTGTAGAGTAACCAGTCTTCTCAGCCAGCTCCCCTGTGTTCATATCCAGGTCAATCATGGCTTTTCTTGCATCCATACACCAATCTCTGGTTGCATCTTTCATGGATGCCGATGCCTTTTCGATGTTGAGAAGGTCGCTGATTGCGCTTGCAATCGAATCCGAGTAAATCCGGCCATTCACAACCCCGGATACTCTGGTTCTTGACTTGCCGATTCTCTCAGCTAAATCGTTGATAGACCAATCACGTTCAATCAGGCCCTTCTTAACTTCCTTGCCCCAGTCAGTGATATTGCCCTGCATTATGCTTTTCCTCCTTTCTTATGGAATTTCGCATATGTAGTTTACTTTCTCGAAGTAAAATGATACAATTTAGCGGTACAAACGTACACTACATACGCAATCACAAACTACTTATGCGATTTAGCACTTCCCATTTGCGAATCATTTGTATTTTGTGATTGTATTGTAGCTCGAAAACTCGAATTTGTAAAGGGTTTTTATTCGGTTTTTCGAATTACTTTATGGAGGTGCTACATGGAAGCAATCGACAGAATTGAAACAGTTCTTGAACAGAGGGGGCAAACGCCTTATGCACTGTGCAAATTTCTCGGCATCAACCAGTCTTCCTACTCTACCTGGAAGGCTCG